GCATGGTTGCCAGACCATCTTCTAAAACTGGTTTTACGTTAACTGTGTTTCTTACGTTAAAACGCAATGAATCGTCAACGACGACAGACCCGAGAGACCGCGCGCTTAGCCGCCGCTCTCACCCTCCCCTTCTGCGTGTCTGATATCACCATCAACACGTTGGAGCGTCTTTATCCCGAGAGACGCTTCGCGCCCGGGCAGTCTGCTGCTCCTGCCCATCCCGTCATGACGTCCCACCTTCATATCGCCACGCAACGTCTCCATCATGTTGCCAGCGAATTCCCCGGCCATCTCATTGAGATTGGGCCCAACATGCGTGCCTTTGGTGAGTTGCGTCAACGCAAACTCGGCATGGCCCACGCATGCACGAAAACGTCGCCGCGAGACATCGTGCGGCATACCAAAGCGCTCTCCTACCCAGGAGTCCGCTGCAATCTCGACGTTTATCGCGCCACAGCAGCCCTCGCTGCTGGCCAGCCACACCACCCCATCGCCTGCGTTGGCGGCTTCGACGCCTGCGTCTACCAGGCCGAAACAGCAGTTGCCATCCACTCGCTCTACGACATAACACCGAGCGAACTGCTCATCGGCATGGAGATGCATGGCACCAAGATCATCTTTGCCGCCATGCACTTCCCCACCCCCCTCCTCCAGTGCTCCGAATTCCATGACCCCGACGAAGGCTACTACGCCCGCCTCGATCGTTCTGGTCCCCCTGGTTTCTTGCGCGCCGAGTTCGGGTTTCTCGGTGACGCTTCTTTCCCATACAGCCACAATTGGGACACGTGGTCATCTTACTTCACCAAGTCCGGTTTCACCGATGGTTATCGCAGCGTTTCCATCGAGAAAACCGAGCGCCACGGTGTCCAGTTTTTCCTCACCATCACTTCTGTACCCACCGTGATCGACTGCCCTTTCCTTCTCCCCACCACTGCGCCTTCCCACGTTCTGGTCCCGGACCTCGTCCACGCGGCCAGTTACGCTTTCTTTCCCGACTACCGCCCGATCGCCAACATCACCCCGGCTAACGCGCCGCCCAAAATGCAGTGGATAGCGGCCGACAAGCGCAAAGTTAGCGACCTCATGGACCACCTCCTCACGCGTCTCGACAAGTCTTTTGACCTTCCCGCCGCGTGGGCCTACGCCCGCACGCAGCGTCGCTCCCTTTACCTCGACCACGAACTTCTGGAGGAAGCCTGGGATGCCGACTGCTCCGAGCTGGGGCGCATCGTTGTCAGCGTTTTCTTGCTGGCCATGGTCGAACGCCAACGAGGTCACGCCGCTTGCTCGGTTGCTCGCACCGATGTTGCCGGCGGCGCGCCCGGCACGCTCCTGTCCCGACTCGGCGCAGGAGCTCGATCCATCCTCGATCTCGCGGTTCACAACCTCATCCCCCTTTTCCGCTCGAAGAACGAAGCTGCACGCGACCGTTTCCTTAACCTGCTCACGGATCGCCGCCACGCCGGCGACACTAATCTCCCAGACCTCCTCACCGCCAATGCCTCCTTCCTCGCTTACTGCTCACTCATCCCTTTTTCCGCCTGCAGTTGCGGCGGCGCCCTGCGCATCACCGATGCCCCGCCGCCCGAACCCATCGATGTGGAGGCGCTCGTCATCCCGGCTCCCACTCACCACCCGCCGGAAGTGCGCGTCGTCGAGGTCGCCGACCTTGCCGAGGCGTACGAAGTCGTGGAGGAGCTCCCTGAGCCCCTCACACTTTACGAGCGCCTCACACCGGTCACCGTCCAAAACGCGGTATTGTCATGCGCGCGTCGAGTCATACCCACAATCATGGTTGCGGCCGCTCAGACTGCGGTCGCGCTCACGGCTCCCAACTTCAACGTCGACACCCTCACCGTCGACATCGAGGTGCTCACGCACCCTTGCGGGCCTGTAATGATGGCCAATCAGGACGACCTTACGCAGCTACGTGCGGCCTTCCACATGGCCGGCGCCGGCATTCTTGAATCGTTCAGCGATGCCATCGACAATATGTTCCGCGACCACCCGGAGCTCAATGTGCACCGCACCACTGACCATCTGTGGTTCAAGTTTGCCCCTTCATCCTACGCTGGCCATGCGTTCTACCGCAGCGGAGGCCTGCTCCAGCACGTCGCGCCCAATTGGTCGCCGGCCACCGGTAACCTCGACCCCTTCATGCCGCGCATCAACCCTTTTCAACGCGACTTTTTCACCTTCTTCACCGAGTGGACTGCCAGCAACGCACCGGCGAGCCTCGCCGTCACCGGCCTGGACGACTTTGCCGTCATCGATTGCCACCACACGCTCAACAGGGCCCCCTTCGCGTTCGCGCAAAACCTCTGGGACATCGCCACGACCGTCTCCCGCAACATGTCCCCTTACACGCGAATTACCCACGCCACCCAAGTGGCGCGGCTCATGGAGTGGTCGGACGTCGAGCCGTGCATATTGCCCGGTTTCGGCGCCGCCATTCCGTGCTCCGTCCCCGAGCCCATGAGCGAGTTCGGGGCCTTCATACATGATCGCCCCCCTCTTGGTGACGTAGTCGCCTGCGCGTTCGGTCGCGTTGTCGACCGCATCCGCCCTCACATGCCTCTCGCCTACCCCTACTTCCCGCCCATCATGCCCGACGACTCTACTGTCATCTCACCACCCACCACATTCCTCCAAAATCTCAACCGTCTTGCACGCGGCCTTCCGTGGCAGTACGCCGAGCCTGACAGACCGTACTCGCTACAGATACCCTGGGCTTCCACCTTCACCCAGCACGAAGAGCTCGAAATGGCCGCGAGTACGGCCACCGCACCAATGCGCGCTGGCATCTCCACCGTGCGCATACCCCTCTACTTCACGACTCTCCGGTTCAATCCCACCTCGCTTGTCATTGGCGGCGCACTCTTCGTCTTCCGTACGGCCACTCTCTTCACGGTTTGCTACGTGGCCATAAGAGCGGCCTCAGCCGTGCGGAGGCGCCTCCTCTGGCTCGCCCCGCGCAGACCGCCAAAACGTGGTGGCGTCATCACTCGCTACGTGCCCCTCCAGCCTGAGGGAGACGACACCTCCCACTTTGAAGACGCTCTCGACGACCTGGGCGAGGCCGCAGCCCCGCCCCCACGTTTCCCCGTCTTGCCACCCAGCTTCCCCGAGCCTGACGTTCGTGAGCTGGAGCGCTTCATCGCCTCCACGCTCGCTAGCGTTGGGGCTGCCGACCCGGTTGAAATAGCTGAGCTCAAGCGCAAATGTGCTGACGTCGTCTCGCGCGTCGGCCCCAACATCCCTCTGTCGCTGGGCCGCTATCGCCTGCTCACCGGGCCGCCCGGATCTGGCAAGTCCAAGACGGTCGCCGAGACGCTACCCAAGAACACCGTCGTTGTGTGTCCAACACGCGACTTGGCGCGGGAGTGGGACCAACGTGGTCATCGCGGCATCACCACTCACTTGGCCATCATCCAATCCGAAAATTTCCCCGATCACATCGTCATAGACGAATGCTTTGCATTCCCGGCCGGATACATTTTTTTCATTTCACGCAAGTGCAGCAAGGTCACCCTCCTGGGTGACCCACACCAGATCACCTTCATTGACTTCGAGCAAACCTTCCCCGGCGCCCTTCTCATCGACTCTTACCCCATCCTCACCTACCGGCTAAACGCGACGCACCGCTGTCCGAAAGATATTGTGGACTCGCCACTCTTCCAGTCCCTTTACCCTGGCTGCGTCTCCCACTCGCGCGTCGACACGTCAATTACCAACGACGATGCCGACGTGCCCGCTGGCGCCCACATCATCACGCTCTCGCAAGAGTCAAAGGCCGCCATGAGACTAGCCTATCCCCTCCACCACGTCAACACCGCCCACGAGGTGCAAGGGCGCACCTTCGACGAAGTTCTGTTCGCCGTCAGAAACAACGACTCCGACAGACGCCTCCTCCAGTCCAACAAGCACGTCTTCGTGGCTTTCACGCGTCACACCAGCAAGCTCATCCTATCCGGAGAGGATCTTGCTCAGGCGCTCGGTCGGGCGGCTGAACCCGGCGCCACTGCGCTGAACTTCGTTGACGATATAGCCATCGTGCTCGAGCATGCTGGCTGCGGGCAACCGCAGCAGATGCTCGAGCTTAATCGCCCCTTCACCTTCGAAGCATCCCTACCCAAAACCATCCCCCCAGACGGCGCTAGCGACGCCGAAACCGCCATCTCAGCCATGAATCGCATGTTTCCATCTTTGCGACGCAACTTTGACGTCGACCTGCTCAGCACGAATCACCTGCCATCCACGGGCGACGTCAAGGTGAGGCTGCGCCCCAACCTCTTGCAGTCCGCCATGGCGCAACACGACAGGACGCGCGACACCTTCAGGCATCTGCCCACCGCCCCTATGGGGCGTCACAGCCACAACACGCTCGCTTCCGCAGAGTTGGCCGGCGCCATACACAGATTGTGTAAGGGCGTCAAGAACCTAGGCGACGAGGCCGCTTACCGCCTAGCCTCCAACTTGTACGAGCATCTCAACCGCTACGTCGACTTCAAGCCGATCAGCAGCGTCGACGGCGCTCTTGACACCGCCTGTGTTGAGATGATAAGAAAAATACACGAGCGTCGACAGACTGGTGACCATTTCGCGCAGGTTGCGCACGATATCACCGTGCGCGCCAAGTTGCACGCCAAGGCGCAATTCAAGGCAGACCTCACGCCTCTGGCTGAAATCAAGAACAAGGCGGCACAGGGCATAACTGCGTGGTCGAAGCAAAACAACATCACTGTGGCTGCCTGGGCTCGAGCCCTTGAGCTGCAATTCCTCGCCTACGCCCGCCCTAACTTCATCTTCAGCTCCCGCCTCACCGATCTGGAAACCCTATCCCTCTTGGACTTGCACCGCGACCCCGAACTGCGCCACCTGAGCAACGACTTCACCGAGTTCGACAGCGCTCAAAACAACGTCGAAAAGCACCTCATCCGCATCATACTGACCGAAATCGGCTGTCCCGCCCACGTCATTAACCACTACGAGAATTTGCGTTCTCGACGCCTCGTCTACGGCTCCGCCGCCCGGTTCGTCCTGCACGACAAGCGCGACAGCGGTGAACCCTTTACTCTTATAGGGAACACCGCATTTAACGCTGCCGTCGTGCTGCGACTCGTCCTTGGCGACGTGCGCTTCGCAATCTTCAAGGGCGACGACTCGTACGTGAACGGCTACGACGTTCGTTGGGACGAGGCGACGATCAGCAGCTTCAAACAGAACTGCAACTGGCATCTCAAGCCGGACATCGGAGCCTCGGCCGAGTTCACAACTTTCATCATCGGTCCCGACGGCAGCGCCATCAACATCCCCCGCGTCATGGCTCGCCTTAGTGGTAAGCTGCTCTACGACGAGGAGGCGTGGGCCGAGTACTGCCAGTCCTTGCATGACAGGCTTCGCCCCGCGCTCAACAGCGTTGCCGTTGCAGAGAGGTGGTGCGCAGTTAACGCGCATCACTTCGACAAACCACCCAACACGATGCGTGCGGTGCTCGACTTCTTGCTCCTTTGCGCACGCGGTGCCATCCCTTACTCCCATCTCATCACCTCCAGACGTGCCACGCATCTCGCCTCCGCCGAAACCCCACAGGCCCGCTAATATGGGGTTTGGTCTTTCTCTCCCTTTCCCTTTGCGTGGTACTCGTCCACATATCAAAACGGAATTTCCAACGCTATCATGGCTGCTTCGCGCAACACCAAGAAAACTAAGCCAACTCCCGCGCCGAGGCGGCCGGTCCCGGCGCCGCGGCGCCGCACCATCGGCCGCCGACTCCGGGAGTCCGACTTTTTCACCGACGCCTTGTCAGCCCTGCAGCGTCTCGCCACCGACCCCCTCTCCTTCCTCCTCCTTATACCCGCATTCTACCTTCTTTCCGCCCACCTCACGGGCAAAGCGTCCGACGGGCTTGCCGACGTTTACTCCGCTCTCTACGAGTGGACCTCCTCCAACAAAACCGACACCACATTCCCTGGTTCCATCATCGCACGACTTGAGAAAGCCCCCGAGCGCGTGTACGGGTTTTCCGTCTCGTTGCTCCCGTTGTCCTTACGACTACAATCCAGACGGTTCGCTTCGTATATTGCTGCGGCCGCTCTCGCCGCATACTTTGGCCCCAAGCCGTCCTACACCTGGTCGTCGATGCTGGCCGTCGCCGGATTTTTCTTCCTCTCCCAGAGGAACGCTCGTAACAGACAAATATTCCTGGCTCTCATTGTTTGTGCTCTTGTTTTGCTTTTACTGTCTTCAAAGAACACCGAGGGCAGAGGCGCAACAGCATCTTCATCCGCTTCTTCGACCCGTTCATGAGCTCTACACCATCCCGCGCTGCGTCCCCACCACCAACCCGACCGGACGCGTTAGCACACGTCTCGCCACTGCGATGCGCGCATGCGACCCCCCCCCCCAGCTTCTCTTCCAACCTCGGGGTCGCGTCTCCCTTACACCATGGGATCCAGACTGCTTGCTCATAGTCACCACGAGCCTTTTTGAGAGTGCAGCCTGCGAGTTGCCGCCCCACTGCGGTGCCACCCTGCACACGCAGCTCGAGCATCACTGGTATGGCACCTCCACCACCCTGTGCTATGCCCACCCGGATCGTTTCGAGTTGTACGGGCAAGGCAATGACTACACTGACCAGCGAGCAGTCTCCGTCGAAGGCGGTTATCTCAGCCTCTCCCTCTCCGCCATAACCAACCTCCCGCACTCACAATCCCTCGCGTCCGACCTGGCAGCTCCCACCGTCGAGCGCCACGCGGGGTCCGCTAAGGTGAACGTTCTGCAATTGCCGTCGCTCACCATCTTCCCCTCTATTGAGGACCTTGCTCTCAACAAGCCCCCCCCGGACTGCAAGCCCACCTCCTATTACGTCGATCCCCGACCCAGACCACTGCGCGCGGAGCGTCTCTACTCCGCGCAGCTCACCGACGCCTTCACCAAGTGCGTCTTTTCGTCCGATTGGGTCCCTTCTTCTGTGCCCAACGTGACCATCAACGTGCCCGTTCAGCACCAGGCTGCTCCCGCTTGGGTCATCCACGGGTTACACTACCTCCGCGGTTGGCTGCGCACCACCGCTTCTCACTTTTCTGGCTTCCTCCTAGACTGGTTCACCTCTTTTTTGCGCACTTTCTTTCTTTCTCCCACCATGCAGGACGTACTCCTCTCTTATCTAGCGTCTTCATGGATCTTCACCAAAATCAAAACTCAAGCACTCGACCACCTCCTCCTAGACTGGTTCACCTCTTGTAATGGGCTGTGATAACATCAATAAAATCTGACGACAGCAAAAAAAAAAAAAAAAAAAAAAAAAAAA